GAAACACATCAGCATCTGGGGCCGCTTGCGGTTCGTCTTAGACCCTCTGCCGGGTGCTGATGTGTTTTAACCAACTGGAGAGAGATCATGCCTTGCTACAAAGAAATTCAGACATTCATCGGCGAGTATCAGTACCACATTTTGTGGGCCTGGGAGAAATCGTGAAAAAACATCTTACCCATTGGACCGTTTCGTATGCAAACGGTTCTAAAAGCTACTGGGCGTGTAAAGAAGATGCCATTGCCGAGGCATACGCATCAGGAGCTATTGGTATCAGAGCCCCGCTTTATTGGTAACCCCCCTGCACGGTCAAGTGCAGCGCTTTGTCCGGCCATGGCGAAACAATGGCGCTGGAATCGTAACCAGCAAATAGGCCAAAATGGCATTGCCCTGACGCACTGCGGTGCAAAAAAGGGATTAGCAGCAAACGCTGCACCGCGCCTCGGGAACAGGGGCTGGAGTTTTAAAAATGACAACCTACATGATGTATAGCCGAGATAGCCAGGGGCTAATCACCAGACTTTATGAGTCTGAAGTTGAAGATACCAGCCCATACACGAAGGAAGAATGCCTAAAAGGATGGCCTGAAAGCCGGGTTTTTTGGCAAACAATGGAAGACGGGTCAGCGGTCGGGATAGTCCCGAAAACAGAATAATCAAACAAGTACCAGTTAATCAACCAGCCGCATCTAACCCATGCGGCTTTTTTACGCCCTGCGCATTGCAGCTCCATCAAACCAGCGGTTACTGACTGCTGATTTGATGGTGGCGGAGTCATCCGGGTTAGCGCCGGATGTTGGTTGAATGAAACAGGAAAACCTCTGCTTGATGAGAAACGCTGCCGCCATCAATCAATACCTGCCAACTGCGCAGGTGCATCAAATCAACCGGCTGACAACAGCCGGTTGATTTGATGTTTTGTCGGGGTAGGTCAGGGTTAGCGCCTGACGTTGTGCGGATTACTTGTCATCAACGGGGTCCGCAACTGCAACACCAAATGCTGCTTCATGCAAATGCGTCGGCAACATCAACAATTTACGGGAAGTCCCCAGGTAGGGGTGCGGCTTAGCCAGACTATTAAGCGGGTTGGCCGCCGTTTGGTAGTTTGGGTGGATGGCAAGCAAAGCCAAAACCGAGAAGTCAAGTCGTAGCGGGTTCGAGTCCTGCAAATCCCACCTTTCACCAGCCTGCATTTTCATGCGGGCTTTTTTTCGTCTGTTAACTGGAGTATCACCATGGGATTTTCAGAAATCAATGACTTCGCCGCCAGCATTTGCGGCATCAAGCCGGGTAGCCAGCCCGGCCTGCGGTATCCGATAGAGCGGCTGGATACGGTGACGGGCGCAGGGTTTGCGCCCGTCACCTGCTTGTTTAACGTGTCGTCTGATGGCGACATCGAGGATATGCGGGTGATGATCGGCGCTACCGACATCATCAAAGCCCTGCACCCTGACCAAATCACGGTTTTGGAAATGGGGTGCTGGAAATCGTACCTGGACGACGCTAAGCAGCGCAATGCTGAACAGCGCATTGAATCATGGCGCGCGGCACGGGAGTTGGCATGAAACTTAAAACATTGATTAATTATCAAGCTGCTTGCGAGGCTTTTAAAGCCGCCGAGGCAGGTCATCTTCATATCAATGGAGAGGAATATGTTAAGCACATTGGCGCGATGTCAGTTTACAACTACGAGCTGGCAATGGAGATTAAGCGCACGGAAATAGAAGTTCATCACGATGTCGGGAGTGCGTCATGAGCAACTACGGCTACCCAACAACCTTGCGCCACCCGCGCACCCTGCGCCAGTCCGGCACAGAGCTGGCAGCGTCAATCGAGCATTACCGCAGCAATGACCACTCGGGCGTGGCCATCGTGCTTATCTGCGGCGTGATTCTGGCAACGGCTGTTGTTGCCGCATGGATAGGAGGCTGGTGATGACTGACTGGGACTACATCTACATGGCCAGCAAAGAGGCTGGCAACTACTACCCGCAGACTGATGACCAGCCGCTTGACGGGTTTGAAAAAGTCAGCCTGGCCATCGCGTATGTGCTGGGTGGGACGGCAGTATTGATTTTGGCCGCCGTGCTGGTGGCGCAGATTTATCAAGGTATTGCACCATGATTGACATCAAATTATTGGTGCAGTCTTTGCGCCATGCAAAAGCGGTTGAGTCTCATGCTGCTGAACATCGCCGGGCCATTGAGGCGCAGATTGTGAGCCGCTACGCAGCGCCTGATGGCGGTGAGGGCGTGATCAAAGATGGCGACTTGACCATCACTCACAAAGTGACTCGCAAGGTCGATACCGAAGCGCTTCAAGCCGCATGGTCCACGCTGACACCAAACACACAAAAGGCATTCAAGTGGTCAGCAGATGTTGACTTGAAACACCTGCGGGCACTGGTTGACATTGACCCTGATAACGCATACCTGGCGCAAGGGTTCATTACCGCGAAGCCTGCGAAACCTGCTTTAACTCTGAAAGATGAAAAATGACTGCATCACGAATGTCCCTCGCTGGTGTCATTACCGGCGTTAAATCCAAGCCGGTACGCATCACGCTCTACGGTGTTGATGGCATCGGAAAGACAACCTTTGCAAGCCAAGCGACAAACCCGATTTTTATCGCTGCTGAAGATGGTCTAGGTAGTCTTGATGTGGCACGGTTTCCGACACCATCAAGCTGGGCTGAGATTTTCGAGGCTATCAAGGTGCTGTACAGCGAAGAACATGACTTCAAAACGCTGGTGCTTGATAGCGCTGACTGGGCAGAAAGTATGTGTCTTGCGGCGGTTGCAGCGGCTGAAGGTGTGGCCTATATCGATCAGATCGGATATGGGAAGGGCTACAAGATGGCACGCGACAAGTACGCCGAACTGTTGCGCGGGCTTGATGCGCTATGGATGAAGGGCATGAACATCATCGTCATTGCGCATAGCACGATCAAGCGATATGACGATCCTGAGAACGAGCCGTATGACCGCTACCAAATCAAATTAGAAGAGGCCAACGCAAGCCGCTTGCGCGAGTGGTCGGACATGGTTCTGTTTGCCAACTATGACACCACGGTCAGCAAACTGGACCCAAAAGGGCTTGATAAGACAGTGCGGGCTAAGAGCTTTGGCAAGCGCTTGCTGTTTAGCCAGCGCACTGCCGCCTATGACGCAAAGACGCGCTACACGATACCCGACAGGCTGCCGCTTGACTGGAAGCAATTCTGGTCCGCTGTGCAGGCCAACACCACACCAACCGTTTCCCCCACCGCTGAACCTGTTTCGGCACAACTTTAGAAAGCAAACCCATGAGCTACGATGATTTTTCAATTGACCTTTCCAGCGTATCCACTGCTGACTGTATCCCTGCCGGCGACTACGCCATTCAGTGCGTAGGCATTGAACTCAAGGCCACCAAGGATGGTGCAGGCCAGTACCTGTCAACGCAGTTTGAGGTGCTGGCCGGTGAGCGCAAGGGCAAGCGCATTTTTACCAACTTCAACATCAAAAACCGTAATCAGTCGGCAGTTGACATTGCGCTGCGCAGTATCAAGCAATGGATCCAGGCGTGCGGCGGCACGGGTAACGAGCAGTTGACTATGGGCCTGTTGCAAGGCTTGCAGGGTAAAGAGATCTTCGCCCACATTGCGATTCAGCCTGGCAAGGATGGATACGATGATAGCAACACGATCAAGCGCTTTCACGTCACGCCCACTGCGCCACGCGGTGCTGCTGTAGCGCCCGGTGTTGCACCTGCCGGATACAAGCCTGCGCCGCAACAGCAAGCGGCAAAGAATCCTTGGGAGCGTTGAAATGCGCATCTACCTTGCATTGCAACAGTTTGTTGATGGCAGGGTGATGTTTCGCCGGTGGTCGCCTGATTGTGAAGGCGCGCCACCTGGCGGCGCATACCAAAAGCAAACACCCGAGGCGGTCGCTTGGTTCAACATGGCGCTGTACCCGGATGCGACAAACCCAGCGATTCAACCGTTTGAGGTGGTGGAATCATGATCAAAGCAATTGAAACATCATACAAAGGCTATCGTTTTCGTTCACGCCTTGAGGCGAGATGGGCGGTGTTTTTTGATTCTCTTGGAGTCAAATGGGAGTACGAACTAGAGGGGTATGCTTTACCTAGCGGTAGAAAATACCTTCCTGACTTCATGGTGAATACTCCGCAAGGAGGATATATTTTTTACGATGTAAAAGGCGCTATTTCCAGCGACGATGGTAAATTGAAAGAACTGCATAACGCGTTATTTGCAGAATATAAAAATAATGATCATTTGTCTCTAGTCCCTAGATGCGCTATTCTGATAGGAGATCCAGTTGAGCACATTGGTAGAAAAACAGTTGAAAATAATGGGTATGAAAGCGTTGTATCAATTTGCCCTCGGTGCGGAATAATAGAAGAACCGGCATATGGCTTTGGTGAAACATACTATGGTTGTGAAAGCTGCGATTTTGAAACCCCTATCGGCGGGGGTCATCCATATGAGGTCGGTTTTTTGGGTTTTCTTTGCACTCCAAGCAAAGGGCATGTTTGTATGGCTGATGGAGATTATTCGCGCTTAATTAATCGTGTTAAAAAATCAGCTATAGCCGCAAGGTCTGCCCGTTTTGAGCATGGGGAATGCGGGGCAACAGCATGATTCTTAGACCCTACCAATCGCGCACGGTTGACGACTTGTTCAAGTGGTGGACGATCAACCATAGCGCCGCTGATACGCCCCTGCTCGTATTGCCTACGGCGGCGGGCAAATCGGTGATCTGCGCAGAGATCGTGCGCAGGATGTATGAGCAATGGCCTGATCACCAGCCGCGCACTGTGGTGCTGGTGCCATCAAAAGAGCTGGCAGAACAGAATGCCGATAAGCTGGTTCGTTTGTTGCCTGACAACATCAAAGTCGGGTTCGTATCGGCCAGCCTGGGTAAAAAACAGTTTGACGCTGATGTCATTGTGGCCACCATAGGCAGCATTGCAAAGAGCGCGCACCTGCTGGGCAACATCAAGGCGGTGATCATCGACGAGTGCCACCTTGTTTCAAACAAGGGTAGCGAAGTCGGCATGTATCGCAAGTTTTTGCAAAGCCTGGGGCGAATATGCCACTTTCGCACTGTAGGGATGACGGCAACAGCTTTTAGAGGTAATCAGGTCTGGCTGACTGATGGCGATAACCCGCTGTTTACTGGCGTGGCATCGAATGTGACCATGCGCGAGATGCTGGACGCTGGGTTCATTGCCCCGCTGGTGCCGCCCGCTGGTGCGCTGACAACCCGCATTGATGCGTCAGGCGTTGGTATCAGCAACGGTGATTACAAGATCGGCGAACTGTCCGAAGTGGTGGATGATTACCTGAACGATGTTGCCATTGAATCGGCCAAGCTGGGGCGTGACCGGGCCAAGTGGATAGCGTTCACGCCAAGCGTGGCGAATGCTGAAAGCCTGGCTAACAAACTGCACCAGCAAGGCATTGAATCGGCGGTTGTCTGCGGTGAAACACCAAAGGCTGACCGTGAGCGGCTGATAGCGCAATTTCGCCGGGGTGAGATACGCTGCCTGGTCACGGTGCTGGCCTTGTCCGTCGGCTTTGACGTGCCTGATGTTGACTGCATTATCTGGTGTCGGCCAACGAAAAGCCCTGTGCTTTATGTGCAAGGCATGGGTAGGGGTGTGCGTATCCATCCTGGAAAGGTTGACTGCCTCGTGCTCGATTTCACGGACACGGTTGAGCGTATGGGTCCGGTTGACACCATCAAAGGCCGGGCCATGAAAAGCGGCAAGGGTGACGCGCCTTACTGTATCTGCCCTGAGTGTGGCGAACGAAACCATGCGGCAGCGCTGGACTGCATCCACTGTGGTGCGCATATCAAAGACCCTGAGCCGCCGGTACTTGATGCCACGGCAAGCCGCGCTGCCTTGCTTTCATCACAAGTGATCAAAGTGCCTGAGCCTGTTGTTTGGCATGACGTTCACCGAGTTGAGTATGCGGTTCACCAAAAAGAGGGCAAGCCGGATTCTTTGCGGGTTGACTACTTCGGGGACATTTTCAAGATTGGCTCAGAGTGGGTTTGCCCATTTCATGACGGATTTGCTAAAAGCAAATCTTCTTTATGGTTTAAAAAAAGACAACACGGTTGCGTTGTTTGGCATTGGCATGAAGGAGATTTTTGCGTCATTTCTGACACATTAACTGCCACGGTAATGCAGGATGTTGATGACGTAATTTATGAAATTGAAAACAACGGATTGAAAACCCCAACCCGCATAGCCACCCGCCTAAACGGCAAGTTTGTAGAAATTGTGGACTATGACTTTTCACCAAAGGAAACAGCATGAACAATGACACACCGCTGGTTGAACCAGCAACCGTGCAAGCGATGGATGACGCTATTGCCGCGCAACACGCCGCAGAACCACCGCGTGGCCACCTTGGCATGAGCGCCATTGGCGGGCCATGCGACAGGCTGATTTGGCTTAAGTTTCGCTGGAGTCTGCCAGATACGCCAGCGCCGCGCATCCTGCGCGTTTTCAAGGTCGGTCACTTGCTTGAGGGTGCCATGATTCAATGGCTTAAATCCGTGCCTGGTATCGAATTGCACACGCAAGGGCAGGACGGTAAGCAAATCAATTTCAAGCTGTTTGGCGGGCATTTTGCGGGCAGTCTTGACGGTGTTATCAGGGGCATACCAGAAGCGCCGAAAACATGGCACGTTTGGGAGTGCAAGACGGCAAACACCAAGCGGTTTGCCGATTTGTGCAAGACAGGCATCAAAGAGTGGGCACCTGAATACTGGGCGCAGGTTCAGTGCTACATGGGCAGCATTGGCATGGATAGGGCGCTGTTTACCGTGATCAACAAGGATGACAGCGCCATATACACCGAGCGGGTGAACTATGAACCGATGGCTTGGGACGCATTGCAAGCACGGGCATTGCGGTTGCTAGAGGCCGATCAGCCGCCACCTGGGGCATGGAAAAGCCCGGATGATTGGCAGTCAAAAATGAAAGTCAACGAGGGCGCACGCGGTGTGTATTTTGGGCGCGAGTTACCAGCACCAAACTGTCGAAACTGTCGCCATTCTGCGCCAGTGCTGAACGGGGATGATGCGGCGTGGGGCTGTAGGCAACGTGGCGAACTGATTGACTATGCACGGCAAATAACAGGATGCGAGTTTCACGAATACATCACCGGCTTGATGCCGTTGGAATGCACGGGCGAAACGCTTGCAGGCATGGCATACAAGCTTCCAAGTGGAACAATTTTTGCCAATGGCGCGCAGGCATCTGACACCACATTCAACAGCCGCGAGTTGTTTGAGTGCAGCAAGATTCAATTCGATGAGCAAATCATGATGTCACCTGATGCTGCAACCTGGCGCACTGAATATGGTGGCCGGTTTGTCGCTAGTAATTTTGCGCATGATGACATCCCGTTTTGACCGTCATAAACACCACAAACCAAAGCCCGCCGATGCGGGTTTTTTTATGAGTAAAAATGAAATTAAACAAGTTATCAAAAGATAGCGCATATCGCCCGCATACGGTGTGGGTGGTCGATGTGCCGGTTTGCCAGCCGGAGCCGGTCCAGCCAAAACAGACCCAGCCAAAACAGACCCGGCCAAAACGGACCCAGCCAAAACGGAGTCTGGAAATCATAGACAGGGATATGCAGTTGCTGATCAATGCGTTGACCGCAAAACGGCACACGGTTGATGAGATGTGTGAGTTGCTTGAAGTAAGGAACAAGCAACACATTTACAACATGCTCTCGCGCATCAGGTACCACCAATACCATCTTATCAGCCAGCGGCAAAACAAATGGGGGCCGGCCACCTATCTAATCACGGAGCGGCTGCAATGATGCACCCCATCAACAACGGGACTACCACGGGCAGCTACAAGCCGCCCGCCATGCGCTGCACCCGCCCTGGGGCTGATGCGCATCTGTCGATAGCCAGCCTGACCACGGGCGTGATGCCTGTCAAAACAGAGCCGGTGATTGTGGCCGCGCCTGTTACTGCACGGCCACGCGTTACTGCGCAGGCGGATTTATTACCCATCAAAACAAAGGAGCCCAAGGTGGCGATTACCAAGCAAATCCCGGCCAAATCG